AATTAGAGATATATGTTTTTAATTATGTTTTATTTTTTTAAACTTGTTGAATTTTATAATTATCTGTATAGTGTATACAATTACAATGTTTATAAAATTGAAATGACATATGTATACAATGGTATTAAACCAATTAATACTCGAAATTTTTTCTGGTTAAATGAACAGAAGTTTTTTACCAACAACGGAGAACCGGAAGAGCACTGGGTAGATGTAACTCGAAATTTTTCAGTCATTGGTAAAATACCAGATGGTATTACAGATGTTTTGTATAGAATAAAATATATTTTTAGAAAACATAAATTCACATGTCTATCCAAAGATTTATCAGTTGATGTTTCTAAAATTAAAAAGAACGACTTGAAATTTAAAATGCCAATTAAAAATGTTTATCTGATTGATGAAAATAAAAATGTTTTAAAAGATGTAACTAATAAATATTTCAAACTACTGGGTCCAAATAGAGATTTTCATACCATGCTAACGCCAAAAGTGTACGATTTATTTTTCGTTGAATTTGAATATATCCAAGTTGTAGATATTATAGGTACAATAAAAACCTATGATAAAAATTCTACTCTGGATCAACTTTTGTAGCAAGATAGAATTTAAGTTCGCCTAAATTGGCTACATTATACTTCAAAATTAAAAATCTCATGTCATTTTCCATCATGATCTGAATATTAGAACACATGCTTGTAGCCTTTGTAAATAGGTTTAAATATTTAAGAGAGTATAATCCGCTAAGTGTACCTATAAATTTTTCTTGGTCTCCGCACTTGATATTTGTTTTCTGTTTTGCAAAGTCACCGTCGCATTCAAAGGTGATTTCATCATCGACCCGTGAAATAATAATTTCCGTTGACAGATTCATCATGTCCCGACAAATCCTTTGAAAATCAGAAGATTGCATTACAGTCGTCACCTTAGTCTGAATATCTGGTATTTGAATATGATCTTCATCAATTTCAAGTAACTTTAGGTTAAACTGTGTATTTGATTTTTTGAGTTCATTTTCAATTTTAAAATTAAGTGTTTCTCTGGAATATTCTATAGTGAGTGTATCATTGACAGTAATTGGTTTGAGTAACTTGAATGTATTTGTAACATTCACACCCGCAATGTACTCGTCTCCGTCACATGTGTATTCTTCAAAGTTTTCAGCTAACAGGTGTAGGTCAATTAGAGCAACCCTTGCTGTATCAAGGGTCGTAATTCGAATTCCTTCCTTTGTAAAATAGATATTAACATCGTTTAGAATATCCTTTAAAACTTCAAAAATATTTTTAAAAGCCGAAGCCTGAATAGTTTTAAGCTTCATTTAATATTTTATTAACTTTATTTCTTTATTCTTCTTTTCTAGAGTATGCATCTGTAACATTTTGTTTAATTTTTGCTTCTAAAGCAGGTGTCATGATTGGCTGTAGTGACTGGCCGTAGTTATCTAGATTAAATAAATTATCGTCGCAAGATCCGTCGTCGAGTGAACATAGTCCGATTCCGCTTCCATGTATATCACAGTTTGAAATTTCGTTTGGTAGAAGAGATTCAAACCACTGTATAACTTCTGAACCAATTAAAATTTTTCCATTGGTTGTTAACAATGTGGGCACACTCTTGATTTTATCCTTGTATTGAGGTGGAATACCCAACTGATTTACATTGTGAAATTTAACAAGTGGAGCAATCTGTGGATTATTATTTATAAACTGTAGTACATCGTTTGAATATTTGCATTTATGACTAAATATCAGAAGAGATGACATTTATTTTAATATTATTATATTTTTTTAATTATAATTATTTTCAACGCATATGTTAATTATGAGAACAGCGATTATAGTAATTTTGATTTTAGCTACTGTGTATATCTTTACCCAAAAAAGTGAAAATTTTATCGAGACGACCAAGTCAACTATATATAAAAAACCATCATCTACGCCTGATATAGATTACAATAGAAATTTTGATGATTCCAAGTTTACTTTATCAAGTGATAGTATTACACCAGATGAAATAGAACAGTGTATGATATTAACTGTAAAATTTATTAAAAAGGAATCAGGGCTATGTGTTTCGCCCATCGAAACAAATAAAGTTGAATTGTATAAAAATACAGAAGGAGTGAAATTATACAAGTGTAGAATTATGATGATGGCAAAGAATGTTAGTTTTCCGTTTGGGTTTATGATAAATGTAAATATATTTAATAATTCTATAGTTTTGGCCAATACCCAATCACTCAATGTATCATCTGATATAACACCATTTGAGGATGAAATTGACGATAACTTCTTTAAAGCGAGTGAATTATTACCAAAACCAAAATCTTTTTTAGATATTAAATAGAGATAATGCCTATATCGATAAATGATATTCAGAAGATTGAAAATTCAAGAAGAGAGATAAAAAAAGATATATACAAAAAAATATACGAACAATTTTCAAAAAAAATTAAAACAGTTGTCGAATTGGGACATAAACAGATATTTCTTCGAATTCCCCAGTTTTTAATAGGATTTCCTTCCTATGACGTTGTAAAAGCAGGGAATTATATTCAGCGCCAGTACGATAACAGCGGGTTTATTGTCCACAGAACATCACCAATTGATTTATATGTCTCGTGGGATACATCTGGTAAAAAAACCAAACCAGCCAAACCAGCCTATGAATATGATAGTTTTGATGATCCATCCCTACCCTCACTGATAAATCTAAAAAAATTAGCATCTAAATATAAAAATGCGTAATTTAATTTTAAACTTTTTTAATTATAAACATTATAAATGGATTCTGGTAGTCTAAATATTCTCGTTGAAGCTAAAAAGGAATATCTATCACACCTGTACATCGCCATGTGTCCAGCGATGATAGAAGTTTTTGAGGAAATATATAAAGAGTCAGTAAAACTTTCAAAGGGTAAAAAAACTCTCATGCAGTATCAGAAATTACTCAAGGAGGTTTTGAATTGGAATGAAAATATGATTATTCAAAATTCAAATAAAATAACCAATTCGTGTAATTGGTTTAACGACTTGTTGGCTGCCGTATTTGTGAGTACAGTTAAGATTCTATCTTCGGTCCGTTTAAATGCTGATAAAAATAAAATTTCTATTAAACTTCCAAATAATAAAGTGTTTATTCACAATTGTTTTATTGCAGCATCCAAGGATTTGTATAAGAATCCATATATATACTATGATAATAATGTCGAACAAGAACGTGACATGGAACTTACTAAACGGTTTTCAAAATGCATAGATGATACTGTTAAAGAAATGATACCAGTTCAGGAAATTCTTAAATCATGTATATCTCAGGCAAATAAAGAGTCAATCGATATAGAAAATTCAGATTTAGAAGAGGAAGAAGATCCAGATGAGATGGAAGCAGAAGAAGAAGTAGAAGAGGAGGAAGAGGAGGTCGCTGAAGAAAAAGAGAAACCTGCTGACCAACAACCAGAACCAGAAGTTAAACCAGAAGTTGAACCTCCATCGGAAATAAAAAGTATAGATCTTGGACATTCAAAACGTGTAGAAAAAGATGATGAGGAAGATGTACTATTCGGAGATGCACCAGAAGAATCTCAAAAAAGAAAATAATATAATAATATAAATGGATATCTCTGATTCTCTAAAGGATCCTCTTTCAGCAGCGGTTTTTGCTGGATGTGTAACAGCCGGTTATATATATATAAAATCAAGAATGAACAACGAAGGTAAGTTAAAAGTAAGTGTATATACAAAACCTACTATACTTGTAGCAATGTTAGTATACTTCATCGTACAAAATGGTGTTGCCGCAAAAGAAACTATATCAGTAGAACCTTATTAAAGAATTGAGTGATAATATTAATAATTAACCATGACTTCAATTTCAGCATGGAACGATATGCTATCTCAATTTCTTGATGAACTTCAGTCGACTTTCCCAGAAGAAAAGTCAATCAAAAAATATCAATCATCATTTGGTCTTCTTAGGAAGACAAACCCACGTAAATGCATTGAAGGATACATGTCGGAAATTGGACCCAATAGTAATAAGATTATGGGCAAGGATGAATCATTTTTTTTTAATACAAACTCTGAATTTATTAATGATCTAAATCTTACAAAGTACTGGACTCCGGAACTTTCATCAAATACAAAGGATGCAATCTGGCAGTACCTACAAACACTTTATATTCTTGGAACGACGATTACAATGATTCCACAGGAAACTCTCAACTCAATTGAACGCATTGCATCAGATTGTGCAGAAAACATGCAAAATGGAGGTTCGTTTGATCCGTCCATGCTCAGTGGGCTATTTTCATCTCTTGGTGGCATGCTAGGAAATGGTTCAGTATAAAAAAAATCAGATAAATATATAATGACTGTTTGGTTTACAGACCCGCTTGAACTTTTTAGACAAAATCAACTTTTAAATTTCTGGCCAACAAGTAGCCAAAGCCCCAGTGATAGAATAAATGCAAGTACTCGTTTTATTTTATATTCATCATGTGTTGTTTATATAATAAAGAGAGATCCAAGAGTATTCATGCTAGCAGCAATGGTTATAGCTGTAATTTTTATCATGTATAAAAGTAATATAATTTCTCCAATTAATACACCGTACCCGGCATTTTCAAATGGCTATGATTACCCAAAGGATTGCCAATTACCATCTGTAGATAATCCAATGGGCAATGTTTTACTAAGTGATTATAGTTTAAATCCAGATAGACCACCGGCTTGTTATTATCCAACTGTTAAGAATGGAGTAAAACACTTTTTAGATGATACATTTCAGTACGATGCCGGTAGATCTAGAAGTGCCATGCCATCTATCCAGAGAAATGCAGCCGCTCGGCAGTTTGTTTCCACAGCGGTAAGTACCATTCCAGGTGCACAAACTGATTTTGCAGAATGGTGTTACGGGAAAAAATTTAGCCCAATGTGTCGGGATGACCCATCCATGTGTAATCCAGATGTTAGAGGTGTTCAATTAGAGGCATTTGCTGGATTAGATTCTTCCGGGACAATGAGGACAACAGGGACGAGAGGACTTCCTTAATTTTTTAAATGTGTATATATAAATATGGATCCTTATACTTTACAGCCAGGAGCAAAAATTAGTTTAGATGGTCAGGCACTTCCACCGAATTGTGCAAACGATGTTGTATTTGCTTACCCAAACCCAAGTAGTTTAAATTATTGCAATCGACCCAATACAATGCTATGGGGAACTGCTCCCTATAAAGCAGGTAAAGGTGCTCCAAACCATTTAGTCATGGTTGAAGATGAACTTAGACCACAGTCAACATCACAGTTTGGAAAAATCTATGTAAATAATACATCTGGAAATTATTTTCCAATTCAGGATATGCATTGCAGTGTACCACTTCGAGTTCATACCATGGACCCATCAAGTTCCAGAGCCCAACTACAAAATGGATTATTTGTTAAAAGATATTGTAAAAAATAAATATTCAAATACTATTAATATACTATATGGCAGATCCATTATCTTTACTAGCCATTGCTGGACTTATTTTCGCAGCAAGAAAGTGTTCACAGGTTAACGATGTCCAACCAGAAGTTGAAACATATCATTCTAAAAAACAACCGGAAGAATCCGAATTTATTGATATTCGTGATAATAGATCAGTAATTACAAATACATTTTCAGGTGTGTCTGGACAAGATCCTGGATTATCAGGACATGGTTTAAGAGATAACGGAAAAGTGGAACAGCCAAGTTTTGGAGATGTTTCTTTTATGAAACACGTAAACGGAGAACCGGTACACGATTTCAGAAATAGACCATTTGTTTCTGGAAAGATGAATAATTTTAGTTCCCTTGAAAAACAACTTGTTGGGAGTGGTCTTGGAGTTGGACCAGATGTTCCAGCGTATGGAGGATATCAGCAATTATTTAGAGTAAACCCAAATAATGTCGGTGCTTATAGACTAACAACTCTTCCCGGTCGTTCTGGTCCCGCAGGTGATATTTCCGGTGGTCGACCAGGTGTAGTGGGACAGTTGGCGCACAATCGTCCAGAAAAAACAGCGTACATGCCAACACGTCATCCAGAAGTACAAGGGAGAGCCCAAGGTCAGGGAGGTGCATTAACCGGCGTAGTCGTAAGAGGTAAGTACGAAAAAACAAAACGCCCAACAAATAGATCAGAAACAGGACTTAGACAGGACGGGTTAAGCTTTGCCCCAGCGAAGAAATTTATTTCAAACGGAACTTTGCCAGAGGAACCATCCAGAAATAAAGGAGATCTTAATGTATTCCAATCGAAATATAATAACAACCCAACACCAGGAATAGCTAACTTTATAGGAGGATATCAGAATAACCCAGAAAATCAGTACATGCTTAACGGAGATAAAAACCCACAGCAGTATGGAATAAGAGAAACAAATCGCAGAGGTAAACAGGAAAGAGACGGAAATGCTGGAAGAATGAATGTACGTGCGGATCCTCTTAATCAGAGTGGGTTGCTTACAAGTGTTCGCAGTGATTGTAGCAGAGTAGATGGTCGACTAGGTCCAGCGGATGGTGAAAGAATGCAGAATTATGTACAGGATATGTATTATCAGTTTAATTCATATAAAGGTAATCCCAACCCACATTCAACTACAAGAGAACTCAGTCTTGCTAAAAATCAGTTAATGGCAAATCCATTGGCTCATTCTATTTCTAATTAAATAATTCCTTCCCCCTAAAAAAACAAACTAAAAATTTATTCACATTTTATTTATATTTATAAATGTTAATAAATAATGGAAGTTCTACTGGACGTTGTCAGTGATGAAAGAGATCCAATAAAATACCCACACCCAAACGATTATTCTATAACTTTAAATAGAAAACTTTACAATGTTACAAATATAACACTGGTCGCGGCTAAAATTCCACTTTCCCAGACGATGATAAATGAATGTAATAATACATTTCCAGTAAATAACACGTACCACAGTTTACCAAATCGAGACTTTTCATCCGGTGATGAATTAGCAAGTGTTCTAGAAACCAGTTTAGCACCACAAGTTAGCAATGTATACTACGACAATACTACAGAAACACTCGTATTTTCAAATTCTGCGGGTAACCTACTATATTTTGATTTTTACAATGGTGAAAACGGGTACGCGACAAAATCTCAATGTGGAACACCTGCCAGTGTTCTTGGATTCAATCATTCGAATGTTACTAATAACTCGAATGTAATCCGAAGTGGACCAATCGATTTGGATGGGACTACATCTATTGTTTTAAGACTGTCAACAAACGGACGTGATATAACAAGAGATGTATATAATTCAGGACCGTCAAATGTATCTATTGGCAATCTAGATGCAACAGAATCTGTTTATTTTGGTCGACTATTTACAAAAAGAAGAGGTGATTATTTAGAATTTACAGATCAATATCCTGTTCGATCCCTTTTTACCAAAGGAGCTGAACAGAGTATTTCCAGTCTTGATCTAAAATTTTATTACACAGTTGGAACCAAGCTCGTACCGTATGATTTTAGAAATAAAAATCATACGCTCAAGTTTAAAATAACCTGTGGTTTAGACAAGTTAAATTTATTAAAAGATACGGTGGTAATTCCAAAGGTTTTACCACCAATTGTCAATCTTCCAAAACTGGAATTACTAAAAAGAACGAATAAAAATAAACTAATAACAATATTGTTTATCTGTTTATTATGTGGTTTATTTATTTTACTATTATCTAAGCGGTAACAGCAAATAGGGGTTGTGCTGGTTGTTTAACACCTGGTGTTAGGCGACGCATTAGTAGAAACACAAGGACAGATAGAATTGTTGTTAGTAGAGCAGTGAGAGCGGCGTTTGTCACCCCGTTCTTCTGGACGGAAACGACGTTAGACACAATGGCACGCACGACATCCATCCAGGAGATGGCGGCGGCAAATGAGAAACCAGCCACTAGAGAATTGACTGATTGAGATTCAACAACGCGACCAACTGAAACAAAGTCAGATTGAGCAGTTTTAAAAGCTGAATTCATTATATGTATATATTACTTACATAGAAAAAAATTTACATTTCTTCCTCGAAATCGCTTTCCTCCTGTAGAATTTTATAAGTTACTAACTTCTGTTCGTACTGTTTAACAACTGGCTTTGAGTGTTTTCTTTTACTACGTGGCTGATCTTCGTCGTCACTGTGTTCACTGAATGCGGACTGGTCTGTATCACTTTCGTTGATTTGTAAATTTTCATCTTCGTTATCAGAATCACTTTTATCTGATTCCAGTTCAAGGTCAGACGATTTGAAGTTTATAATATCACTGTCTTCGTCACTTTCATAGTTATCCTTGTATTCTGAAACACCTTGAGGTAGTCTCTTATTAAAATGTTTAAAATTATTTGTAAAATCTTTAGTCATTTTAAAATTTGATTTAATTTAATTATTTTTATCAACCGCATCTTTAAGCATTTTCTCGACTGGACTGTATGGGACCCATGCATCCCACATGTCAAATGCCTCATTTACTCTATTATACAGTTCATTATCACCACTGTAACGAGTGAAATCATTTTCGTTTTCTTCAACTACTTCAATGTCATCTTCATCACTTTCTTCGTCACTTTCATCCTCATAAATTTCTGGAAATAAAGATCCGATTTGTCTTCCTGTAATATTTATAGCACAATATCTCATGGCGTATTTAAGATCCATACTTGTTATAAATGTTCTATTACACGCCTTGGAATATTCAGCTGCCAATAGCATCGAACTTTCAATTACTGGAAGTATAATATTAACAGCACTGTCGATTATTTGATTTTCCATATCCATTATTAATTAGTATTATTATCTATAAACATTAATCCCGCTAAGCCATTTTCGATTCGTAAGATGTTATAAGATTTTGCATAAACTTTAGCACTTCTATAAAAAGAACACGGTGATAATTCAAGAGTTAGTAACTTGTTCTGAATTCTACTCATGTTAATCTGCCCTGTTGGTTCATAGTTTTCTGGATCAATTGAAAAACTATAACAATAAAACATTCTATTATCTGAACTTTTTGGGGCTCTTGTATGTGATAATAATGGCTGAAGAGCAAACATGAAGTTTGTATCCGCAATTTTACTGTCTATGATTGTTTCGCCATTAAATTCTAGATTAAGGGATAGCAAATGATGTTTATTACTCGATTCTGGATTTGAATAGTTAAAAATTTCATTATTGGATAATAGATTCGAACTTTGTACAGCAAAATAGAGTTCCTTTACAGGATTTACAAACCCAATTCGATAGGTTGGATTATTTACACCTGAATTTATTATAGTTTTTGATAATTGCAACTGTGTAATTAAATAATCAAGTCTCGTTGATTTTAAATAGTTTGCCTCTGTGTCTCCCAAAAATACATATTCCACTGGAAGTGAGGCGTTGATAAGTTTTGTATTGGATGGTGGAATACTTACACCGGCATCCTTGATATATAATTCACTCAGTGGTCTAAATTTTATTCTGATTTCAACTTCGTGTCTCGTTAAGGCAACTAATGGAATACTAAGTGGCTCGTGTCTATAAAAATAAAACGGCAAGGGAACTAAAAATGGCCTTGGATATGCTCCGTATTCTCCTGGTATAGGCGATGCATTTCCAAGGCCTCTCATCTGTCCTGTTGTTCCCACCATCATTTTTAAAGACTCCTGTTTAGAATCTGATACATAGTATTGGTTGTGAATTTCCATATATTCACCAGTAATCCGTTCAATTAATTGACCTCCAATAAGTAAGTCGGCATATTCAATCAATGCATTACCTATAGAATCAGTGTACCCAATATTCGCATTTTCGTTGTTGAGCGATGGTAATTCAAAACGTATATAAATTGTTCTTATTAGATCCCCTTTATGTGGAATAATACACCGAACTTCTGTGCCAAAATCTGAAATATCTTCAAATGTATTATTAAGAGTTTCAAGTGCAAAACTTGTATGCTTTTTAAAAACTTTCTGAAAGTATGTAATATCCGGATTACCAGTTATAAAAAAATCCTGGTTACCAACACTGGCGAGTTGAATTCTTCCACTGGACATATTACTATGACATGAGAAAAAACTGGATGTTATTTTTCCTGTATAATATCAAAAGAATGAATATTCAATTAAAACAGTTCAAACCTGAAAATATACCAGATGATAAAGTATGTATATTTATTGGAAAAAGAGGTACAGGAAAATCAACACTAGTTACTGATATTCTTTACCAAAAAAAACATCTTCCAGTAGGAATTGTCATGTCGGCAACAGAGGAAGGCAATCACCACTATAAACAGTTTGTCCCTGATCTATTTATCTATGGAGACTATGATAGAGAAGCAATTGAGAGAATCCTGGAAAGGCAAAAGAAACTTATTGGTTCTGGAAAAAGTACAGAGACTGGAACATTTATACTCCTCGACGACTGCATGTATGATAGAAAATTCATGAAAGACACATGTATAAGACAATGTTTCATGAATGGTAGGCACTGGAAATTGTTTTTCATGTTGACCATGCAGTATTGCATGGATTTATCACCCGACTTACGTGCAAATGTAGATTATGTTTTTATTTTAAGAGAAAATGTTTTACAAAACAGAGAAAAACTTTATAAATCATTCTTTGGGGTTTTTCCAACTTTTGACATGTTTAACCAGGTAATGACAGCCTGTACAGAAAACTACGAATGTCTTGTACTTGATAATACATCGAAGAGTAATAAAATCGAGGATTGTGTGTTTTGGTACAAGGCCAAAATTAGAAAAAACTTTAGAATTGGATCACCCCAAATGTGGAACTTCCACAAAAATAACTACAACACACAACATAGCAAGGAAACAAATAAGATAGATCCAAATAAAGTAAATAAGAAACAGACAATGAATGTAATTAAAAAGACCTAATGCGTTTATGTTTTTTTAAAAATAAATTCGTAGAATTTAAAATGGATAACATACAAACTATGAATCTTTCTTCGGATGACTCTGGAATGGTTCCACTTGAGCAAAATTCTAATCAAAAAAATATATATAATAATAATAAAGAAACAATGAATTCAGCTACACCTCTTGATGAAGTATTAGGTCTTAGTGATTTTGGCGGGGCTCCTCTCCAACAAGATCCACGTATGATGCCTCAGCATCAGGCCGCAATGGCACCTCAAATGCCATATATGCAAGTTGCAAATCAACAGCCTCCACCCCAACAACAACAACAAAATAAAAACCCATTTAATCTTACCGATGATCAGATGGAATCACTGTTTGTTGGATTTGTGGCGGTTGTTGCATTCTCAAAGCCAGTTCAGGAGAAACTGGCTCAGTTTATTCCCCAGTTTGTGAATGAAAACGGTTCTCAAAGCACAATTAGCATGCTCATCTCTGGTATTGTAGCTGCTATTCTATACTATTTTGGCCGCCGGTTCGTCATGAGAAATTAGATGGATTATACAATGGTTCTATAAATACACCAGTAAAAACCATACTCATTAAAAATGTAAATATTATACTTCCATAGATAACACCGGATCTTTGTTTATTTTCTAGAGGATCGGATAATGCATCTTTATTTTTCTGGCTTCTAAGTAGTAATAAAATTAATAAAATTGTAAAAATTCCAG